ACCTCGAACCACTTTTGCCCGGCAAAAAAACCCGCGGCAGATCCGGAGGCTTCCGCCTGGCCAGGCTCCCACTTTTTCCAGTCATCCTGAAATCCCGATTTTTCGGCCAGATCCAGGGCGGTGTCCAAGTTCCATTCGTATAGATAACCCGCCTTTTCCAGCATGGATTCCGGGATGTAACCGTTGTTTCCCGTGACGGTGACCACGGCCACGTTGGCGTCGAAATAAGCCTTGCCCGCTACATAATCGATGCGCAGCAGGTTGGCCCCGCCGCTATCGGTAAAGGCGACTGTTGTATTTGGATTAAGCAGGCGTTTTGTGCTGTCTGTGATCTGGGCTGTTGTTCCGGACTCGGTGCAGGGTTCGTCTTTTAAATTACCGATGGTCCACAAATCACCCAGCGTGTGGCCTGTAGTGGCCGTAAAGGTAATCGTCTGGCCCTCATCCAGGGTCTGTGCCGCACCGGTGATGGCCACGCCTGTTGTCCAGCCTCCGCCGTTTTTACGCCACCTGAACGTGTCGGGCGTGCCAGCGGCATCGATCTCAACCTCGTAATAGGCCGAAGCCGCTCCTGAAAAAGCAGCGCCCAGGGTCGCATCGTTCAGTCCCGTGCCCTTGAATCCGTTAGGCCGCAAGCTGAACACATTGGCCCGTTTTCCGTGAGTTGCACCCATACATCCTCCCTCTGGTCGGATAGGTAAAAGGCTGAAGGTTAAAGACTGAAGGAAAAACAGCCCTCATCCTTCCACCTTCTACCTTCAGCCTTTTACCTTCTGCCTGCCCTTTACGTTATCGTCAGGCTCGGTGCTCCGTTGCCTTTGAAATTAAAACTGCCGGTGACCTTGCCGCCGACTCCAGCCGGTATGGAAAGGCTGGTGATGATGATATCGCCGGAGAAGAAGTCTCCCGAATCCTCAAGTTGAAACACCACGTCAGTAAGGATTGTTCCGGGTGTGACGGCAATGATATTGTCGATGAGCGCTTTTTGCTCGGTATTGGTCGGGTCCAGGTTAAAGTTCATGGTCCCGCCCCATTCGCTCTGACCTGCCAGCCACGTTTTCCAGTCGTTTCCCTTGGGGCTTGTTTCGTCCAGATCCAGGTTGGCGTCGAGGTTGTACTCAATCTCGTTGGCGATGGCCACGCTGTTTTTGGCAATTCGGGTGACTTTGCCGTGTATCGGATAAGGCATGATAAACTCCTTTCAGTCGTTTAAGCTGATAGCTCTTAGCTGACAGCTGATAGTAAAATGATTAAAATCCTTTTGCTCTGAGCTATGAGCTCTGAACTATGAGCTTTTTTTACGTTTACCGGTACGCACTTTCGGACTTCGATACTTAAACAAAACCTTTTCGTCCAGATCCAGTATTTCCGTTACCGCCTGCGGGCAGTCCAGGCATCCGGGCTGCACGTTTTTCTTCAGATTTTTCAGGCATCCTTTTTTCTTTTCACAAGAGATCCGGATTATGCCTTTATACGGTTTCATGGTGTGTTCCCCTCTGGCTTGATTATTATCGATTGATGATTTAAGAGCTTTTCAATCGACAATCATCAATCCCTCAATCATCAATCCTAAGACCATGCATCATACTCTTCGGCGGTCAGCGTCATTTCGCAGTAGTGGCACAGCACGGAGCCGAACACGCGGTTTTCGATGACCGGTACCTTAAGCGGCGTCGTGTTGCTGGCCGTATCGTTCAGCTGGTAATTTGCCCGGAATGCGGCCCTGATGGCCTCGATTAAAAGGTTAAAAGCTTTCTCGCTGGCAGCCGAATCCTTCAGGCTGTAAATGCCCTTTATTTTGTAATGATGAATGCTCGGCTCATGACTGGTGGTCTCTTCCTCTTCATCAACTTTAAACCGGGTGACAATCCATCCGTTGATTCTTGACCCTGCCCCGTGCTTAAACAGCGAAAGAAAGGTTGTCCAGTCGTTTGACCAGCGCTCGTAATCGTGCACCACGCCAATACCGGTCACGCCCTCGAGTATGGTTTTGATCTGCGTTCGGATGCCCGATTCACTCATAATCGTTTAATTACCCTTGCCGGTATTTTATTAAATTGCGCGATAGCCCAGCCTTCCATTTGCTGCCATGCCCTCTCGAACATTTTAGCGCCCTTTGTACCTTTGACGGCGATCTTACGGGCGATGGCGAATCCAACCGATTTAGATTCGTTTTCCGGCACGCCCAGGATTCTTTGCGCCCACAATGCGATGGGTCCCACAGGCGGCATGGCCCTTCCCGGACGCCTGCCCATTTCCACCACCTCACCGTACTCGAGGGGAGTCCCCACGGTACCGACAACTTTTATCCCAAAGGAAGTGACTTGTCCGAAAATCGAGCCTGCCAGGCCCGCTGCCCCTCCCACGCCCATCGGCGTACGCTCGACCACTTCCTTTTCCAGCCTGGCCGTGACGACCTCCATCGTTTTCAAGACCTCTTGCCTGACGATTTTCGGGTACTTTTTCGCCAGATCCCGGATCTCTTTGATTGATATTTTGCTGGTTATTCTCATGTCGCTTCCTTCTTCGCCTGACAGCTACGCAGGACAAGTCGCTTAAGGTCGTTTAGGTTGAAGACTGAAGGCTGAAGGTAAAAAATTAAATGCCTTTTCCTTCAGCCTTTTACCTTTAACCTTCTACCTTTCACCTAAATCGTCTCGAGTGCGTCAGGCGATCCGTCCCTCCGGGATAGCTCACGTCCTGATCCTGGGTGTGGCTTGCCGGAGGCGGAGATCCCTCCTTGACGCCGATGTGTGAATAATACATCTTCCGGTACTTGTTGGCCCTGGCCGAATATTCGGCGGCCTGGCTCTTATGATCCACGCTGTCGGCATCGATGGTCGAGTCCTTGTTTTGGGCATAATACGTTGCAATCATGTCGCAAAATATAGCGGCTGCCAGAGCCTGGACGGCCTTCTCGTCGAAGGCTCCCACCGTGCAGGCCGAGACTGTGCATGTATGCAGGGCTGTATGCGTCACGCGGAAAGATTCTGCCGCTGTGGGTTTTTCATCCAGAAACCGCAACTGTTTGCCCGCGGGCTTTTCGTATATCGCCCACTGGTCTTCATCCAGGATGTCGGCACTCTCATCGTCATCATCCACCGGATATTCCACCTGGCGAATGGTAGATAAATCATCCGCCCAGGCCGTCAGTGTCGAGATGGCATAATCGAATCCACCGTCGCCGGTGATGTCCTGCACGGCAATTCGCGGCTTATCTTTCGAATAGCGAAGCATGCCCATACCTATGGCCATAATCTTGTCGGCTTCTACCAGCGGGACCGTACCGCCCACCAGGCTGTCGATAGCAGTTATGTAGTCTGCCTGTGTGCTCATTATTGGTTTACCTCGTCGCTCAGAGGCCGAAAAACGGCCTTGTTTTCCTTTTCTCGTAACACTGCAGCCTCGATGATAGATCGCCTAAGATGGGCTATAATCGTGCTGAATGCGAGCTGCTTATGCACAACCCCCAGCCATGCGCATCCGATAAGCGCCAGGGGCGCAATGTGAAACGTGTACCAGCCCGTGCAGGATACGCAGAGCACGGCCATACCCGTGATTGCCAGCCTCTGGTTTATCGTCATATTTTTTCTCAGTCTCCAGGCTGCCCAGGCTAAGCACATCAGGTATATCGCTATCAGCGCCACTGCCTGGAGTCCGATCTCAAAGCCCGCCTGCAGGTATTCGTTGTGGGCTCGTTTCCACGTCCGGCGCAAATCCTGATCGCTTATTGTCATGAGCGGGAAAGTCTGCGCAAAAGACCCCAGGCCCCTGCCCAGGGGAGCTGATCTGTATGACCACACAACGTGTTTCCATGCGCTCCAGCGCGGGCTGGTGATTATTGTTTTTGCGGGATCGATTTTTATAAAAAATATTCCCGCCAGCAGCATCCCTGCAATTCCAATTGCTGCGAGCCTGCGCATCGAATAATTTGAAAACAGTATGAATACAAAGCATCCCGAAAGGGCCGCAACCATGCCGGTGGTCGAACGGCATAAAAACAGCCCGGCAAAAACAACAGGAATAAAAACCCACCTGTACCGGGACCTGAAAAATGCGGGCAGGCACAAAGCAAGAAACACGCTTGCCGCATTGATATTAAACGGCCCGGCAATATAACTTTTGCCGAAGGTTCCCAGGATTCCCATGTGCTGCAGAATGATCCAGCAGCTAAGAATCAGTGCGGCCACGCAAAACATATCCATAATCGAACCGGTTTCGATGCGTGAAAATCCTTCTGCGGCTGCAAGGAATATTCCGATCAAAAGAAGCTGTATGTATGATACGGCAACCGGGCCTGCGATAATTATCTGTAAAAGCGCCATGTAAAAAAATATTCGCCACCACCAGGATGTCAGAAAAACCATAAAGGCCACGGCCACAAGCCAGATGGAAACGATCTGCCAGCCAAACCGGAAGTCGATGCTGTGACTCGGTATGATCCACAGCATCAGTCCCGGTATGGCTAAAAGCAGTATATGCCGGACGCCGATCATCTAAAATCCGGCTCCGGCTGAC